CCTGGGAAGATTGCGTTCAACGCAGTACCGATCGCTTGGAACACTAACATCTTAGTGATCATCAATGATATGTCTTTGATCACACTCTTAGCGAAATCACTGAACTTGAATTTGCCTGTCTCAGCAAATGTATCTAACGCACGACTGATATTGTTCCAACCAATCATGACAGCATCTTGTGCCATCTGTATTGGCGTGAACGATTTTGCGATATTCTCAAGCGCAGTGATCATGCCGGCTTCATAACTTTGTGCTACTGCTAGATCACCTGCTCTCTTAGTTTCTATATTCTTTTTGTCTTGATTAAACTGTTGACCCAACAATACTAACTGATCTTGTAAGTTCTTGATGCGATCTTTATCTGCTTGCTCACCTTGTTCTTTTAACTTATTGATCTCATCAGTTACAGTTTTTACTTGAGTCTCATAAGTCAAACGCAATTTAGTTGCTTCTAATTCTTTTGCGGCATCTTCTTGTGTGATCTGACCTCTTGCTTTACGCAATTGTATCTCATACTCTGCGCCTGCTATAGCATCGCTCAACAATATTTGATTCTGTGCCTTTTGATTAGCAATGGCTCTTTCTTGCTCTTTCAATAATTGTAATCTTGCATACTCAGCATTGTTAAGTGCGATTGTGCTGTCTTTTTGTTTGTTAGTCTCTACAACTTGTTTTTGTAATTCAACGATGACATCTTGATTGGCTTTCTTACCCTTAGCCCTTTCTTCGTTGATCTTTGCTGTGAGTTCTTGTACTTTTAATGCTGCCTGTGACTCTGCATCTGAGTTGGCTTTTATAACATTAGCACGATCACCTTCTATACCAATCAAGTCGATGGCTTGTTGGCGTAGTTTATTGGCTTCTTCATTTTGCAACTTCATTTGCATAGTAGTTGCTTGTGCCGCTAATGCTGCCTGTTTTCTTGCTTCTAATTCTTTTTCTGGTATGCCTGTAGCACCTGCAAATGCGCCACCTTGTTTAGGAGGCTGATCTACTGCTGGTTTAGTGTTAAGGTCTTTTGCTAAGTCTGCATTATCTTCTAATAATTTATTGAGTCCATATATGGCACCACCGGCAGCAGCAGCCGCGCCTGCTAATATAGCCCAACCTTTTGGTCCTTGCAAGGCTTGCAATGCAGCCTGCAATCCAACTTGTATCTTAGTTAGTACATTCCATTCTTTCATTAACTTAATGAAAGATGCTACAGCAGTTAAAACTTTTGCACCAAATATTAATCCTAACGATATGCCAATTGTTTTAATAATCTTTTCTGCGTCTGCTAGGCTTAACTTAAAGCCATCAGTTTGCCCTGTGAGTTCACCTAATACTTTGATCGTTGCTTGTTGTAATGTGAAGAATGCAGCCTCAATAGCGCCAACTGTATCGCTGACTTTCTTTAGTTCAGCATTTAATTTGTCGATATCTTGTGTCTTGAATATCTCTTCTAAAACTTTAGGATCGATCTTACCAAACGATTTGCCAAATATCTCTATGCCTAATCGTGTGCGATCGGCACCTTCTTTCATGCTTGCTAATTGACTGATCGCTTTGTTTAATAATTGACCTTCGCTTAATGTCTGTAATTCTTTTAGACCAATGCCTACTCTTTGTAATGCATCTGCGGCTTTGCTACTTTGATCATCAGCGGCTTCGCCTAGATTTGAGAAGAAACGATTTATTAATGTGCCGGCATCATTAAATTCACCACCTGCGCCCTTGATGGCTAATGCGAATGCGTTGACTTCTCCGGCTGCCAAACCAGTAGCACTTGCGATATCAAACATCTGATCTGCAAATCGTGCGGCTCCAGCGATGAAAGAACCAAAGCCTATACCTGCTATAGCAGTACCTAAGCCACCAACAGCGTTCTTAAGCCCTTTGACTCTTTCTTCGCCTTGGACATCGACTACTATTTTATAATTGTCTACTGTTGCCATTTTAGATTCTTACTCCAAGTTTCTTATAAACATAATCTCTTATATGTTGATATGTAGGTTTACTCATGCCTTTGGGTGCTTGAGTACTACCTCTCATACCTCTATTAGTCATATGTCTACCTTTATCTAACACACCAGCATATGGATAATTTGCATCGATAGTGTTGCCCTTCAACTTAGTCTGGTTTTTTGCATAGCCACTGCGCTCAGGCGTGATGTCATGAAAGAAGTTATAGGCTTCTTTGCTGATAGTCTTATCGTTGAGTGTATCTAACACTTTATCCAATCGTTGGCGTATCTTGCTCATTTCTTATTCTTACCTATAATCTTTTGTAATTGATCTTGTGACAAATTATAAGCATCTGCACTTGGAATCTTGTTCTTAGCCTTACTGGCTTGAAAACGATCATATGCGGCAAGGACATCTACGATCATGAAATCATAGGTCGTGGCTTGTTGTTCTATCACATGCGGTAACATGTGGAACTTTTCTGCCATGCGACCTATAGTTATCATTTTGGCTGTTTCCCACTCTTCTGGGTTGATGCCTTGCTCTGTGACTTTCCCAAGATATCACCTAATTTATTGATCGCGGCTGCGGCAATATCGATAGGTAAATCTTCATTGTCTTTTAATGCAGGCTTGCCTTCTTCGTTCAATATCAACTGCTTCATGAGTTTAGCAAGATTCTCAAATTCACCTTTGCTTCTTGCATTGAAGAAATCGAAATATGTTGACATCGTTACGATATCATAAGTGTGGAATGTGATGGCTTCACCATATTTTTCAACGATATCACTATCGTCTATGGTCACTTGCATTAACTTGGGTACTGAAGCGAATTTGTTGATGTTCATTTGTTATCTCCTTAATGAATTGTTATAATGTATTTATTAATTACCGGAGTATTTGTCATAGTGATCTTCCAGTAATTGATTTAATAGTGCTAGACGAAATGCTTGTTTGGCTTTCATCTGTCTGAGTGTCTGCTCCATGTTGTTTAACATTGGTAACAGTTTTGCTTCGTCTGCTATGAGACTGCGTAATTTTTCTTCCTCAGTCTTTAGGAAGGTATTGTTATTAGTGTTCATTTGTTCATCCATATAGAAAAAGAGAGCAGATCGCTCTGCTCTCTTTCTTTGGTCAATTAGACCTTAGGACCAGATCCCATATCGCCGTTGACAGCGATTGTGAGTGGTGAAACCCACACAGGACTGTCTGGTGATACTGTTGGTGCTACACCGCTCAAATAACCTACACCATGATAGATGAAAGTATTTGCAGGTGCCGCGTTACCAACGTTGCTACTATTGTTCAACTGAACTCTGAATGCAACTTCAATACGGTTCTGTGAAAGACCGCTAACACCATAGTATTGCGCTGTAGTGTTTCCAGCAGTGCTTTCTCCGAAGAATCCTACATCATCGATAACGATGTTAGTAGTGATCTCGTTGTCGCTAGGTGTAGTGACTTTGTTGATACTTGCAGAACAGAAATCTGTCCATGAGAATATACCAGTGTTATTAGTCACTGTTACATCTTGCAAGCAAGTCACGTTTAGTAATGTTGCTGAGTTACCAGAAACAAAACCATTACCAGTTGCGCCAACGTTAGAGTTTGCAACATCAGTTGACAATATGAGTGCAGGGAAAGTACCTGTCTCGTTTACTGTAATGTATGCCATTTTATTGTCTCCTTAAGTTAGTGGCGTCAATCATTAAAATCCAAGCGTTTCAAATTAAATGTATAGGTATGTTTTTCACTACGATTACCGATCACTTCAGTCTTTGTGTAAGTTATCTCATAATAACCATTAAAGAAATCTCTGTTTGCGGCAAGATCATTGATCGTGCCTAATACAAAGATGCTTTGTGGGTCATCTTGGAAACTCACATAAAGTATCTCAAATTGATCAGTAACAGTATAGATTTGTCCACATGGCGTGATACCATTGATGTTTACTTCTCTGCTGATAGGATGACAATCTCTGACATATACGCCAAACGGCACAACATCATCATTGCTAGGATAGATGCCTGAGACTTCAACGATTGGTGTGAGAGTATCACATGTCAATCGCATATATTCTATTATGGCTTCTTTACTAACAAATGGTTGATGTCTGCTCGGCATCAGAAATATCTCCTATCATTATTGAAGTAATCTACGTCTGCTGTCCAATTCTCTTCTAATTTCGTTGTGGGTCCATTAGGAGCATCTTGGTACAGATCATAGAAATTCATCAATTGTAATGCCTTCTCCCATTCTGATTCAAATCTGCGTAATGCATGACTGAAATTGACATTATCAACGTCATTGACGTTTGATGTGTCAGACACGATACTCTCGTAGAAGATTTTCACTGCCATGAAAGTATCGAGCCTGATTAATGTCTGATCATTTTTGATCAACAGACTAGGATTGAATGAACTAATCAATTGCCCATTAGGCAAATTTTGATAGTATGAGGCACCAAACGTTGTATCGCAATACTTAGGCCACCATCCGAACTCAAGTTTATAAAGGATCTCTTGACTACCTACTTTGAAATAGTCATCCCAATTAACTTGCATCTGGCTGGCGCGCCTCTCAGCGGCAGGATCATAAAAGATTATGTCTTGTACTGTAGCATTGCTGATTCGTTGATAAGGTACGCTCATTTTTTACATTCCTATACTATTTTAATTCTTAGTCTTGAACGATGTTGATCGCTCCACCGCGTCTTGGATCGGCAACGCCAGCACCCATATACGCAAGACCAGTCAACCACATTTGTAAACCACCGGGTTTTTCACCCATCTTGATTTGCAAACCTTCTTTAAGTACTGTCACTAGGGCAGTCTCGTGGAAGTATGCACCAACGATAACATTGGCGTTAGCATTACCTGCTACTGTACGTGTTGCTGATGGAAGGAATGTAGTGAAACCTACTTTACATCCGTATACGTTGTCTAGGCGACCACTTGCTAACAACTCGTTACCTAATGCAGATAGTGATGTACCACCATATGCGCCAGGCTGGTTAACAGCACCACCAGTCAATTCAGCAAGCAAGCGAGTCATAGTTGAACCTGATCCACCGGCTGCACTGACGTTAGCGGCAGTTGCAGAACCATTGCTGTCAAGAATGATCACTGGAGCGCCTGGCAAGCGAGCGACTTTGTAGTTCTGCTTGACATTGCGAATCAACTCAAGAACTGTAGTTGCTGTGAAGCCAGTTGTTGCGTTGGCAGTGTTTCCACCTGCTTCGATCAATTCCATAGCACCTAACTGTGTTGGACGAGCAAAGCCGTCTAATGGAGTTGGTGAATAGTTAGTGTTTGTTGGTGATGCCTTGAAACTCAAGAACGCATCGCAAACACGCTGATCTACTTTTTCACCATATGACTCACCAAGTTCAGCACCTAGTGTAGCAGCCAATTGGAAACTAGTAGTCCATGCGTAGAAAATATCGAATGCCGTCGCGGCAACTGCTGGAGTTGCTGTGATGTTACCCTGACCTAATGCAGGAGTTTGCTCAGTAGCGCCGTTAGCGCCGAAGCCTGCTGTATTAGGTGCTCCATTAGGATTGTAGTCCTGATATGTGATGGGAGCAAACTGTGGAACTAAGTACTCATTACCTTGTGTTGGGGCAACGACAGTAGTATAGTCCACAAGACCTGTGCTTTCGTGCATTGCACGGAGAGCGAAATTGGCGATTGCAGTCGT